CATGTCAATGAATTCAGGTGCAACAACATTGTCACTTGATCCGACGAATGACACATCAAGCTCCTGTGCAATCTTAACGCTATCGTTGTTGAATTGTTGACACATGGTTCTATACCAATCCGAAATGGGTGTATAGCCCTTGTGAAGCATGTCATTCCAATGTTCCTCATCATACCTGATGTCACCCTCATCATTGAGTGTGGGCTCCTTGTAAACCTCATCCTCACCTGTTTCAGGGTTCTTCTTGTGCCATTCAAGGTATTTGTTGTAACGAGGGTCCTGATACCATCTGAATTCAACAGGGTTGTAGTTGTTTTCCTTTGCAAGTGCCTGCCTGTATGTGTTGTAATACAATGGGTCCCTACCGTTAGGTGTTGACACCATGATTATCTTTGCATTTGGTACAGATGACGTTGCAGCAACGGCTGATGAATAAACAGCCATTGCGTTCTCAATGAATGCAGCCTCGTCGAATATAAGGATTGATACGGCTGAAATACCACGGGCTGCATTTTCACCTGAAGAACGTGCATAAACGTGACAGCCGTTGAACAACTCAAGTTCAGATTTAGAGTCCTTCAGGAATATTGACCGTTTATTAACCTCAGCCTTTGGATCAGGTGAGTAGTATTCCTCACCCCAATAGTAGCGAGGAACCTGTAACAGGAAGTCCCTTATCTTGGTTACCATTTGGTTGGCAAGGTCCAATTTATTGCCTATGCATAGGATAGTTTCAGGAGAATCCTCATCAGCATATGCTATCTGTCCAGTTATCCAAGCAGCAGACACGGTGGTTATACCTGCCTGTCTTGGTTTAATTGCGATTGAAGCCTTGTTCTCTGATAACGACTTCAGGAATGCCTTCTGACGAGGGAAGAGTTGAAATGGTGTTTTCCTACCCTTGGCTGCGTTGAAGGTGTATAGAACGTGTTCTATGAAGTATATCCTCGTCTTGTCAGAATACCCCTTCGCATATTGTTCAATTACGGTTTCAGTTGTTTCCATATACAATATATATTATAACTTAGAAATTCAAATAAATACATAGTCGGAAACAAAAAACCTGAGGATTAATCTTCCTCAGGCATTTTTTCTTCTGTTTCATCGTTAATGATGTTATCAAGTGATGTCATCATCTTGGTGAATTCCTCATTGATAAGAACCGACTTGTCTATGATGTTGGGTCTTGGTTTAGGTACTTTCTTTTCCTCAACCTGACCTAATTTTGACATATACTTTTCAAAGAGGTAATTCAGTTTCTGATTCTGTTTCTCCTCAGTCAGAACAGGTCTCTTCATCTTAGACTCCATCGGGGTTTGTTGACTTGCGTCATTAGAGCCGTTTTGGGGCCCACTGTCGCCTTGCATGTCCTGTGTTGGTTCAACACCCTCCTGACCTTGTATATCGCCGTCTGTGGGTGCTCCGGGTGCTCCGAGGTCATCGAGGCCTCCACCGAAACTGCCTCCGCCACCCATTGGGCCACCTCCCATTCCACCGTCAGGTCCTTGACCCTGTTGTGGTTCCTCAACATATTCAGCACCGGGTTCACCATAGATTCTGTCAACGGTATCGAAGATGTTGGTTCTCTTGATAATCTGTGTGGTTTTCTCAAGTTCAGCAGCGATTGCCCTTTCAAGACGGATTTCCTCAAGGTTCTCCTTGATGTCCTTCTCTGACCACTTCATTATTTCCTTCAACGCCCTCATCTGTGACATAATAGGAATACCATTGCCGGGATCAGAAATTGCGTCACGGCAGGCGCCAATCTTCTTCTGCAGATTTTCAATCTCAAGTTGTTCAGCCTGTGTTGACGGATTGTTCATCGTCAATGAGAAGTTGGTGATGTCATCACCGAATCCCAACAGATACAGATGGATTGATGCAATCTTGGTAAGTTCCATAAGGAATGCCTGTTGGATGTGGTTGATGATTCTTGTGAATCTGATATCCATCAGGGCAAGATTCTTACCGTCACCTGCTGCCTCCTCAAAGTTCATGAATGCCTTAGGTATTCTGAGTGCTGTCGCAAGTTTGTTCTGAACAAACTTGATGTCATCCATTGCAGTCAAGTTCTGACCTGCTTGAAGAGTGTCAATTGGTGTGGGGGCCGCTTCCGATCTTACGGGGATAAAGAGATCATTGTCGATCGAGAGCACATTCTTCCTAAGATCAATTTGTCCCGTCATTGGATCAACAATGGGTGTTCTCTTGAATTGATTGGCTATGTTTTCGATATAAGCAGGAACATCAGCATCATCGATGGCACCAACATATATCTTATACACCCTTCTTTCCATTGATCGTTCAAGACGGTAGATGAACATCATGTCTTCCATAAGTGAAAGCATCCTGAAGTGTCTTCGTGCAGAATTCAAAATTGACACACCATATGGAAGGTACATTGAGTTGTTCAGTAGTCTGAAATGTCCGATTTGCCAATTTCTGAACGGTACTTGTGACTGACCCTGTGAGTTCCATATGAATGTTGTTGATACATCAGGGTCATCGCTGTCTGTGGTGGATGCGTGGTTTGAGACTGATATGCCACCACCTGCATATGGGTTTTGTATGCCGTTTTCTATGCGTTCCACATCGAACACGGGAAGTTGTCTCCAACCCTTGACACCGAGTTTGTTGTCGATGTTGAGGAGCATGAATTGATTACCGTACTTACACATAGCACGGATAACCATTGGTGCGGTAATCTGCAAGTTAAGTCTGTTCACAAAGAGGTCTTCAAGAATCGACCTGATTCTTTCTGATTTTGAGTATACGTTGACTACAGTACCTTGTTCAGAAACCAAGGATGCCTCTTCAGAAAAGGTGTCAAGTGCGGCACCAATTTCAGGGAATGCATCCATTAGTTCTGCATCCCTGTACATGAGTTGTATGTAGTTGAGGTTAGCGAATGCGCTTACCTCCAAGTTTACGTTTGACTTATACCACTGATCCTTGAGGTATTTGTTCTGTTGCAGTTCGAGTTTTGTCTTGTCGTAGTCATCCTTGTTGGTTGTACGGTACAAGATGTCTGACCCCTTTGACATGTCATAAGTATTGACATGTTGGGGCTGACTCTCGACACCCCAATTACCAGTGAGTGCTCTGTCAAGTTTTTGAAATGCTGTTAGTTTTTTAGCCATATTTATTAGATAGCACAAGGTTTGTGCAACTAAATATATTATAATTGCAAAGTGCTATCAATAAATACTTTTGAAAAACTATTTATATTGTATGAAGAAGATTAAATTGACAGAGTCTCAACTTAGGAATGTATTGGTTGAGGCTGTAAAAGGTGTATTGAATGAATTGGGCGGTGGAATTCACCGTAATGGTCAGATGGACCTGTTCATGGATCAGGATGAGGTTGATGATTTCCACAACAATGCAGATGACAGTATGTTTGATGCCTTGTTGACTGCTGAAAGGGAATGCGGTTGGTCACATTCAAACTCAGTACCTGTAAGGGGTGGAATTAGGTATGATTGTTATTCTGACGACGGAAAAGTATCGTCAAATAGGTTCTTTGATTGTGTATTAAGGCATTCTCCTCGTCCTCAGAATGTTAAGATGGTTAAAATGCGTCACCGATATGCACCTGAGATTACCCGTCTTGGTGTGGTGTTGTTAGACGTTAACGATTAACCGTTTGTATTGTTCTTCAGTCATTATGATGACCTTCTTAACTGATTCGTCATTCCTTAACAACTCCAAGGATACATTGGTTTCGCTGTTTTCTTGGAGTAAATTGTTGTTTGTCGGTTGGCTTACCTTTACTTGAATCTGAAAAGGTCTTAGCCATTGCAATGTTATTGTCGATTTGAATGAGTTTGCCAAGATTCTTGGAAACATATCTTTCAAGATTTGCCTTGTTATAACAGAACTTTAGGAAACCTTGTGATGATAATGGCTTTGGTGCATTCACCTTGTCAATATCTATGAGGCTATGTACAGCCTGAGCAGAGGGAACACGTTGTCCGTGCATCCTCATGTCCTTCAATATTTGCTGTATAGTTCCTCTTTTCATGGTTAGTGTTGATAGTTTTTCCTACCTTGAACAACCTTGAAATCTTCAGGTGTTTTATCATCATAAAACCCGTGTTCATCACCTTCGGATGTTTCCCAGTAATATCTTTCTAACAAACTGTTAGCCTTAGCCAATGAGTCCATGATAGTTGCATAACTTGAACTTGAATTACCTCTCAATTGGTCGTATTGTCCAACCTTCCTGAAGCAGTTCATTGCAGCCTTAATGTGTCTCTGTGCTTTAGTCATGTTGGTGAACATGTCTTGTGTTCCGGAATTATTCATATAATTCCTTTCGTTGAGAGTTTTTTTGATTGACTCGTTAACGATTTTTCTGATGTCTGATTCTTTCAATTTCATTTTACTTTCTTCTCCTGTGTATATGTCCACCGTTTTGCTGCATCTTTGCAAAACGTGCTTCCTGTTTAGCATAACCCTGTGGCTTTAGGCAAGCATATAGTAATGTTGGTTTGTCAATTTCAACACTAACCTTTGCATTCATTGCCATATACCTTGTCTTGTTCCAACCTTTACCGTTTACCTGTGAAAGGTCGAGTTTCTTTGCGTCTTCCTTGTTAGGTAAAACAATGTGCAATCCGTTGTTTAATGAACGGTATGCAAACAACGGTGTGATGTTTGCATCCCTTAACATTTGCTGAACCTGTCTGATAACATTGAAGTCATCTGTGTCAATATCAATGAAGCATATTGGTCTTTCAGGAATGTCAAGTGACCTTCCTGCTGCAAGTGCCATTTCATGGCCACCATATTGCTTCTGTAGTTCCCTATGGCGAGATATCTTCTGAATTTCTCTTTGTGTGTACTGATCAATAACAGCCTTTGAACGTGGGTTCATGTATATGTATGCACGTGCATTTAGTGACTTACAAAGGGTCTTTATTTCATTCTCAGCCCCTCTAAACTCAGCATCTGACTTGAAGTAGAATTCCTTTAGGTATGTGCATGCATTGAACTGTGACCTAACACCCGGGTTGTCTTTGTCACGTTTTACAATCTGAACGAAGTATACGGTATCACCTGGGTTTGTGTACTGCATCATTGAGGCACAGTTGTCGAAATTGTCAATTTCAACTGAACCATCATTTAACACAGAACGATCCTCGTTTATTGCCATATGTTGAAGAACCATATTGGTTGCTTCAGCGATTATATCATGTAACTGACTTTCTGTAATTCTAATTCTCTCCATAGTATCCTATAAATAGGACAAATGAAGAAAAAAGTTACTGAAATCACGCAAAAATGGATTGTCAACTCTCGATCATCATATTGGCTTCTGCAAGTCTGCGTTTTACATGTCCTTTCATATAGACATGCGTGTTAGGAACCATGGCGATAGCCCTTTTGATGTGCCCTTTTTTAAGACAACGGAAGAATTCGCTATTTCTAATACCGTTTTCACCGCAGTTGAAGATGAGGCTTGCCATTGAATCAGTGAAACCTTGTGAGAATTTAGAAGTGTCTATGTTATTATCTTCAAGTTCTCTATAAAGTCGTTTCAGCGCAGGTTCAACGAATTCGTTGATGTCGTTGATGAAGATTTCCTCAGCCTGTTTCTCGGTTATCTTATCACCCACGTATTTGCGTCTGAGCCAAAGCGGATCAGTGGATTTAATTTGGTGACCGTAACCAACAGTTCTTAGTTTCTCACCTTCAATCTTATAGACCTTAAGGGAAAGTGATTCGAAGTTCTTAATGTGTTCCATTCCATCAACGGAAACATACACTTTAATGCTGCTTGTAGTCCTGATATTGACTGCAAATGAATCAAGTCCATCGCCGTTAGATTCAGTTACCTTGAATTGACTTAGTGTGCTGAAGGAAATGAGTACTACCACAGTCCAAAAGAAGATTATTGAAACAAAATCATTGAATTTTCGCATAAATTGTCAATACTTTGGTTTGATACTGCAAAGGTAAGACAAAAAACAGGGACTCACAAGGAATCTCTGTTAAACTTTGTTAAATGGACTGATATTTATAGAAAATAACGTTTTTAAATGCATTTAAAATAAAATGGGAATGAGGACTGAGCCATTTATATATGGCGTTGAAGAAGTCAAAGCATACAATGGTCATCTTGACCCTAATCAGGCAGTTGCCTGCGAGAATGTGCCTGTAATTGGTATGCTTGAAGATAATAAGGCATTAGCCACTGAAGGTGAGTTCTTACCTGAACCTAAGACTGATGAGGCTGATAATGAAGAGCCTGTAACACCTGAGGATCCTGAGCCTGCGGTTGAGGAACCCGTTGTTCCTGAGGAACCCGCAGATCCTGTGGTTGAGGAACCAACGGAGCCTACAACTAATGAGGGGCCAACGGTTGAGCCTTAAGAGTTATCAGAAAGATAAATGAGGGACTTGTTTTAGCCCCTCATTTTTCGTATTTTATCAGTAACCTTTTCGAAGTTTGCCTTGATTTCCTTCATGTAGAGTTCTTTGGCTGCATTGAACACCTCTTCAGTTGTCGGTTCCATGAATTTGATTTTGAAACTAACGTTTTCCCTGTCACTCATGCATGTATTTAGTGACGCACGGAAACTAATCTCATTGTTTTCAATTTCAAGAAGTTGGTATTTCACTAACTTTGAGTTTCTGAAGCATTTAGGATCATTGTCATCAAAGTTAAGGATGTGGAGTAGTTTAATCCTGTCCCGTATCTCAGTGATGTAATATTCTGACTGCATAGTTTTTCTTTTTTGTTTGCAAAGGTATAATGATTTGTTTTGATTTCAAAACTATTTATGTTAAAATGTGTTAAATCATGAAATTATTCAGTTACATTAAGAGTTTGATTGCATCAAACACAGGAAACAGTGCCAAGAGTTTTTCATTGGTATTTTCATCAATAATGGGTGGCTTGTTGTGTTCAGCAATCGTGTTCGTCCTTGTTTGGGATGTTGTACACAATGGTCATGTCCTGACTGACCTTGAGAAGTTAGGTTTGTTTTTGTTGTGTGTTGGTGCTTACATCACAGGTAGTGGTGTTCCGAAGATATTCGGTGAGAAATACAGCAATGTCATAAAGACAATGGACAAAGAAGAAAAAGACTAACCGCTTTGGTTAGTCTTTTTTTCCTGTACTGAGGGGTATCTTTATCATAGGGTCTGATTGATAGTCCTCTATAATGAAGTCCTCATACTTGAAGTCATCAATATCATTCACCTTTCTTTTGAATTTCAGTTTTGGTAATGTATCGAAGCCCTCTCTCGATTCCAACTCATCAATGGTTGACAGTTGGTTTTCATATACGTGGACATCACCTGCAAACCAAATGAGTTCATCAACCCCCATATTACACACCTCAGCAATCATGTGTGTTAACAGGGCTGCTGATGCCCAATTGAAGACAGTTCCTAACAGAAAGTCCTGTGACCTACAGTAGAGCATGCAACTTAGTTTTAATAAAGGCACGCCATTGGTGTTTAATTCGTCCTCAGACGCATTTTCCTTACCTGTCCTACACTTGTACCACAAGGCCCTTTCAAAGGCTGTCATGGGCTTTGTATAGAACTGATAGAGCAAGTGACAGGGGGGTAGTGCTGCTGTGTCAACATCATCGGGGTTGTATCCTGTGATTAGCAGCCTTCTGTCATTTGGTGTCTTCTTCAGTTTGTTGATGAGGATTTTAACCTGATCGACGAAGTTGACACCAAATCTCCTCCAATTTTTACCGTATACAGGTCCAAGATCGCCGAAGACATAGTTTCTGACATCGTTATTGTTGCATTCGGTGTAGTATTTATCGAAACGGAATGTGAGTTTTTCCTTTTTCCTTACTGACTCAAGGAATTCTTCTGTTGATGGTTTTTGGTACTGATTTCTTGATTTGTTATATAGCTTGTCAGCCTCATTATGCTTGTCCAACAATTCGTGGAAGTACCTTTCAGCATCATCATTCCAAATATTGACATTGTTTATGAGAAGTTGTCTCATGTTGGTGTCTCCGCTTATGAACCAAAGCAGTTCCCTTATAATACCTCTCAGGAACACTTTTTTTATTGTCAGTATCGGAAGCCCATCGTTCAGGTTGAATCTTGCTGTTTGTCCGAAGGTTGATATTACTTTTCCACTTCTTGTATCTTTGTTAACCCCACAATCGAGAATGGAGTCCAATATACTGATATATTGTTCGTCTACATTGGTCATTGGCTTTAATCGGGAAATTCAATACATAATTGTTTGTGTTGCTTTCTGCCTGCTTTAACTGCCTTCAA